AAACAGGCTCATCCCCAATCCCTGCGTGCCGATATACTGCCAAGCATTAAGGACAGGCGCACCATGCCGCAATACATAGGTTCCGTACACGACAGGAGCCGGCGTATCGCACAGCGCCTGTACAGCGTGCGGTGGAATAACGACATCATGTTCAACGGTAATCATGGCGTCGTAGGGACCGCTTAGGGCTAGTTCCCTGGCATGGTTGTACTGCGCTAAGACGTTACGCATGTCACGGCCCGGAAAGGGGTTGCATCTGCCAATCTGCCACGTCAACCAATGATGCGTTTCCTGCGCCACGATGCTTTTCACCGTTTCGGAGCGTAGGCCGCCTGCATAGGTTGGGGTGTAGATCAGCAGTTGCAATCCTTTAATCATTTATGGAGCGCTCAAAGCGGCGATCACTTCTGGCCGGTTCTGGTGGGCGGTTTCATAGGCAATCGCCGCGTTTCGCACCTTCTGCCCTACGGTAGCGGCCCAGCTCTTTATCTGGTCGGCGTTCCATGTATCGTACTCAGGCGTCGGCGGTGGCGGGGTTGCCGCTGGCCCAGTGGTTGGTTTGTCTGACATGTTAGGTTCCTTGTGTGGCGTACAGAATAGCCTCCGATTGGAGGACCTTGTAAACGGTGCGGAAGTAATAGTGCAGGCGCAGTTGCCCGGTATTGGCCGCCGAATAGGGGTCACGAATAAAGGTGATGTCGGGCGCAAGGCGCATCCCCATATAGCGGAAGTTGCCAAAGAGCGCCACCTTCGCCGATGCGCCAATCGCCGGCATTGACTGGCTGTTATAGAGAGGGAAGCCAAAGAGTTCACGGCGTGAAAGTGCGCCGGGTCCATCCGGTGCGGTCGGCACAAACTGGAAGTTATTACCCGTCTTGCCGCGGATATTGCCCTCGGTGGCTTTACGCATCACCCAGGCCGCCCCGCTTTCATAGCCGCTGGGCAAGGCATAGACCAACTCAGGAATATCATCGGCGGTGATCGGCGTTGCGCCGCCCGTCCAGGCCGCGCCCAAAGTACCGGCTGCTAACGCTTCCGTCACAAGCAAGGCGTTATGCGTGGCCGCCATACCCTCGCCCACCCAGTTGCTGAGGAAGGACATCAGATTAGAATCTTCGTCCTCCATCAGTTCCCAAGAGAGTTCGAGGCGCTTGGTGTACTTGAGCAAGGTCATCGGCGCTTGCGCAATGATGGGACTATCACGGTCGGTCGTGGCCGCTTCGTTGGTGACGACAAAAGCGCCGTCTCTTGCGCCCTCGATGGGCACGTTGACGGTCGTGCCCTTGCCGGGAATGTTGGTCACGCCCAAAGACGGGTAAAGCGCCGTTTCCCGCAGCTTGGCGATGATCTGCTGGTAGTGACCGGTCGGTACGGCATAGCCGCCGTCTGCAGGCGTGCCAACATTCATGTCGGTGTTGTTACTGGCCTTCAGACTCTTGATACCGCCATCGTCGCCGGTACGCAGCCAATGCACATAGGCTTTGGTTTCACTGTCACCCGACTTGGTCTTGGTATTGGTCATGGGTACGGCAATGTCAGCCGTCTTGACCGGCATCTGGGCGATGGCTTCAGCCACGGCGGATTTCACCATCGCCGCCACGTCTGTTTCTTGCGTTGCGCCCACAACGATTTCGTCAGCGGTCGTTTCTTCACTCATATTGTTCTCCTGTGAAATAATCTTCTTCGTTTCAACCGCGACCGCTGGTTCAGCTTCTTCGCTCTGCACCGCGGATGGCCTATCCGCCTCCGGCAAAAGCGCCTCGTAACTGGAATCAACAGCCGCTAGGGATTTGAGTAGTTCAACGCCGAGCGTTCTTGGCTCGGCAGGTGTTGGTGTCAAAGAGAGTTCTACTATCGGCCATTGCGTGATGCTCTTACCGTTGCGCCGTGTCAGATGGCCGACTGACCCACTCGACCAGCCCAATGCGCCCTGTTCGACCAGGCGCAATACCATATCGACATAGGATTTGTGGCGATCTAGTTCAGCCTCCACCCAGAGGCCAAAGTCGTCTGCTTCGACCAGCGTTGTCTTGCCAATGAAGTGCTTGACCTCGCCAAGTGAATGGTCATAGAGCACGAGCTTGCTCGGCGCTAAATCGAGCATGAAGTCAGTTGACTTGCTGAAGCTCTCGCCCTCCAGGTCAGCGCCGTCAAAGATGACGCCATAGCCGGCGACAGTAGCGGTATCGTCTGTTAGCGCCTTCACATAGGCAGTAGCTACCTGCTTGCGTTCCATGTTCTTGCTCCTTAACTCGCCAACGCACGATCCACTGCCGCTTGAAAATCGGCAAGGATCACATCCTCATTGGCACGAATCGCATCGGCATCGGTACGCCAGCCGGTGCGGTTGTGGCGCGCCGTTTGGAACATGCTGCTACCGACGAATGGCGCGTATGGGACATTGTTGCCCACACGTCCGGTTAACCCACTCGCTGACCCGGACACTCTGCTGTTCCAACGACGGCCATAGGTTCCGGTTCTTCGATAGGTGCTTTGCGGTGGTGGCGGCGGGTACATTTGCATCGTGCGTTGCAAGCGCAGCACCCCACGTTCCATCGGCGGCGTCAGCGTCCTGATGGATGCGCAATTGCCGAGCTTCTTAAAGAGTGGGTCAAGCCCTGTGATGGTGACAGGCATTATTGAGCCTCCGCAATGACAGGCCGCACAAAGCACCTACACCCAGGATGCGCCGGCGGATAACTTGCCCCGCTAAAGCTGCCGCGTAACGGCGCACGTTTGCCGTTCAAAGGCCCGCATGTCGGGCATACGCGCTCATCATTGACCGTCACCCACTCCGCTTCCTCCACCACGCCGCTCTGCTCATAGCCGGCCACAGACCCCTCACGCGCTGCCCTGGTTGTCTCCGTCTGTGCAATCAGCTTGGATCGCTTGCGGCCAAAGGTCGGCTCCAGTTCCTTGACCAGATCGGGCAAGGTCGTTCGCTCACGGAACCAGTCATTGACCGCCGTTTGCATCCGTGCCGTCGTGGAGGCATTGATGCCCCTGATCAGCTCGTAGGAATAGGTAGACGCCCATCGTGCCGCCTGAGAGTGCGCCAGGGTGTAATCAAAGCCCAACCCAATCTGTTCTAACGTGTCAAAGGCCACAGACACGCCCAATGAACTGCTCTGCACCAAATTGCGGCGCAAGACCTCACGTACAGGCTCACTGGTGGCCTGCACCCTGTGCGGCGCATTGCGGATGGCATCGTCACCGGCATCAGGCGGCAGCAGGTCACTGAGCTGCTCCCCAAAGGCCGACGTCAATTCACGTTCCATCCTGCGCTCCAGTTGGCTGCGAATCGCACGCTCGGCGTCATCTTCACCATCGGGGTCCAGTTGCAAGACCATGGCTTTGATTGCCTTAAACCACTCATGGGTAATGGCTCCATCCGGCAACCGGAAAGGGCGCATCGTCGCCATCAGCGTCCCCCTGTAAGGCGCTAATCTTCTCAGTAAAAGACAGGATGTCACTATGGAAGCGCAAGACATCCGGCTCCTTTTTGCCTTTGGCCCAACGCTTGAGGCGGCGCACTTCGTCCTCACGGTTGGCGCTAGACCTTTCCGGCAACTGACCTTGTTGGGGTGCATTGAGCCTGGCGATCTGCGCTTCTGCCTGTTGGCGTTGCAACTCCTGCTCTTGCGCCAAATCAGCATCAAGCATTTCAAAGGTCACGCCGTCGGGCAGGTTCAGCCCCACCAACTGCGCGGCGATGCTGGGGCGAATCTTGGCATTGACATAGGTGGCGTAGCTGGTCGCCCGCTGTTCCTCATCCTCCTGCATGGCCGAGAGGCGGTCCGGCTCAAAATGAAAGCGCAGGCCGGTGGCCGCAAACATTTGGCGGTTGAGCGTGCGCTCAATCAGGCGACATTGGGGGATGATGCAATTGGTCAGGAAATTGATTTCGTCTTGTTGCGCCGTGGCAAAGTTGGCGGCATCAGCAGCGACGATGCTGTGTGGCACACCCAGCGCCGTGGCAATGGCCTGGCGGGATTCGGTGGTCAGTTCGCTATTACTGAGCGATTCCAGCCCTTCACCCACCACCACCGCTTCCAGCTTGCCGCGGATGGCAGCGGTAGACCACGCCTTTCGAACACCGCTGAAGAAGCGTTTCCACCACGCCTCAATCTTCTCCATCTCGGCTTGTGGCATCAGCGGGTCAACGCTCAGGACTGTGGCCTTAATCGCCTC